GCTACCCCAGTTTCCTCAATCCCTTGGTTTTTCGAGTCTTTGGTGATAGCCTCCATTTTCAAGTTCTGCTCTTGCATTCTACGTACGGAGGCTATTGTAATATTGATGGCGGAGTCCATAGCATCAGCGGTGACTTCTTTTGCAGCAGTAGCAACATCTGCCATCTCCTTCATTTGCTCCTGCGTCAAAACACCACCGTCGAGCAATATCGCATGGAACTCTTGGACCTTTACCATTACAGCTTCTAACGCTCGGCCAGGGGTAGCCTCCTTCAGTGACTCAAGTAATTTTAATGTACTAGAATAGTCAAGTTCCTTACCCACTTCAGGCGTTGCCGCAGCAGATAAACCAAACATCCCGGCTTGAATAGGTGGGGCGCGCTCCACATCACGTTGTTTTTGTAAAGTTGTCAAGGCCAGTGAAAGTTTTACTTGCTCCGCCAAGGAATCTTTTTCAATATCCCTTCTTTCCCTTGCAAACTCTAGTCGCTGCTTTTCATTCTTGTTGATTTTATCATAGTTGCTTATGCCAGCAGGACCTTTACCAACATCAAGACTACCCTCTTCAATTTGCTTAGCCAATTCGGTAGTTAGATCAAGTTTATCGGCAGCGGCCTGCAAGTGAGTGAACAAAGAATCCCCGGCCTTCTGCATCTTAGAATCCCAGTCAAAGCGTATCTCATCCACCGCATCACTCAAGGAAGTAGAGAACTGAGAGGCTGTCAAATCTATGTTCAACGCTCTGAGCAGTGACTCATCAATACCCTTGAAAGAAAACTCTTTGATTTGTGTTTCAAGGTCTGAAAGTTTTGCTTCTAAATCCAACGCCTCGGCAGGGTCTAGTGCTTTGGCTAGTTGTTTTAGTGTGTTTGAGTATTGCTGAATTAATTTGGTCTTATCGGCCAGTTGATCCTTTGCACTTTTATCAGCTTTTGCGGCGTCGTCATAAGAATCTGCACGCCGCGCATTCAACTCATCTTGGGCCTTGATACGCTTGTCGTACAGATTTGTTATCTTACGTTCGATACCTGCCGCCTTGGTACTTTTTTCCTTTTTGGCGAGTTGTGCTGCCTGTTCAAGACCTTTTTGACCAAGATCTAACAGTCTTCGACCGGCTTTGATTGAGTTAGCATCCATGTTCTCCCGAAGCAATTTGAGACCTTCTGCAATTTGCTTCTCGGCTATTGAAGTACGTGTACGTATCTCTGCCTCAGGGCCTCTCTTAGCGGCTTTCCGTATATCTCTTTCAGTTCTGAGAGCTGCTGTGCTAGCCTCTAACTCAGCAGTTTGCTGCTTAAAGTTCTCTACAAAATCACTTAAAGGTTGAAGCTGGTTTTTCAACCCGGTGAAAATACCTTTTAACCTTGTGCGGGCGCCTGAAGCAAACACATCTAAACGATCTTCAATGGTGTCATATAGTTTAATATGATCTGCTTGCCATTCTGCTAACACTTTCCTGGCACCTTGAAGCCGTTCATTCAAATCGGCCACTGTCGGAATAGGATTATTTTCATGGGCCGTATCCTTAGATTCCTTTAACTTCCTGTCTATCTCTGCTATTGCATCTATAAGATCAATAGTGAACCTGTCCAAACTCCCTGTCATAAGTATCAGTGCATTTAGGGCGAAAGTTTTTACTTTTGTCCATATGGTCAACCACCTCTGCAAGGATGTACCTGCTTTTATGTACGCGTTGTTCAACTCTTCGGTAGCGCTCGTTAATTGTTGCGCATCAGTGGACTTGAATTTCAACCACGTTTTATTGACCACTCCTATAGCATCGCCCATTTCTTTCAAAGTGTCAGTCATGAGTTTGCCTTCGTCGGTCATCAAACTCATTTCACCGACGATGGCACGCACACGACTGAATAACGCAGCCATCTCGGCGTCATTATGCCCTGTCTCTACTGCCATCTTCTTCAACACGCCTGTAAGGCCTCCAAACGTCTTGATGGCGGTGGCACCATCTTCTACACCCCATTTATGGAAGAGTTCCACCATCTTCTCAGTAGGCTTGATCAATTTCTGCTCGACGGCCCTTAATTGAGTGACGGCGGTGTTAGCCTTCACACCTTGACGTGTCATTACAGCAATAGCGGCTGCCGTCTCTTTGAAAGAGATTCCTAACTTGGCACTGAGGGGAGTAACACGTCCGATTATGTCACCTATCTCTGACAGTCGCAAACGTCCTAACTCGACCGTCTTGAACAAAATATCAGACACTTCAGCGGCATGAGAAACATTTAGACTGTAACTGTTTAACACAGATGAGATGGCACTGATTGCATCTTTCGGGGCGGCAGCTGTGATAGTGGCCAGCTTCATGGCTGTGGACAGTAGGTCGAATGCGTTCGCGGCACCTTTGACCTGGTTAGATATTGTCTGGTATAGGCCTTCGGCCACAGCCTTAGCGCTACGGCCGAACTCAACCGATAGTTGCATTATGGCATTTGATAATTCTACTGTACTGCCTAATGACTGACTGGATATTGTTTCTATCTCGGCCAAGGCCAACCCATACTGCCTGGCGGCCTCTATGCCTCTAAGGACACCTTGAACAAAACTACGTATGACCCTGGTGACATTTTGAATTATCAATACGCGAATAGCCATGGAGGCCAGCGATTTAAGACTTTGCACAAACTTATTTGTTGGCTTCGACACTTTAGTGACAGCAGCTGGCATTTTACCTAAAGTGTCCGTCAAAGTTTTCAATTTAGTGGTGGTGTTCGTTATCTGGGTACTCAGATTCTTTAATGCCGTATCAAAACCACTGGTAGATCCATTGAAATTACGCGCGCTTTTGGAAAACGCATTCATAGCGGTAGCTGCCGTGCCTAAAGCCTTCGCTAAATTACGAAGTACCTTGATGGCTCCACCTGCTTCAAAACCTAACCTTTGATTAATGTCACTTGGCATTATGGCCGCCTCACTTTAAGGTACTTACGACTATACGGGGTGAGTAGTTTAGTTTGCTTAGCAAACTTTAACCACGCTTCTAAAGCAATTTCTTGAAAATGATAAGGGGTAAAACGCACACTGTTACTAAAAGGCTGAGGAGGGTCGCCTTTTACGGCCCTATTATATTCATTGTAGGCCAGGTATCTGAGGTTGGTGAAGTAAAAGAACTGGTACCTTTGCGTGTCCCCTCCTGTGATATCCAGACCGCCTCGCCCACTCTCTCTGCCTAAGGACTGCCTATTCTTTTTGGATATTTGAGGTCCTATGGTAACACTCGTACCTAGCGCGGCAGCGAGTTCTTGGAAGGTGGATCTTGATGCTCCAGACCAGGTGGGGATAGGTATTTTATCTACTGAGGCCTTCAACCAGATTTTACCACTTATAATAAGGCGTGCAGTAAGTGATTTCTTTAGATCGGCGGCGTACTTATCCACATCAAGTGTGACTTTACGCAAAGTGCCTAATCCAGTGAATTTCATATACTTACTCCACACTTCGCCATGTCTACCAGCAGTTTCATTCGGTCTGCTTCGCGAGTCTGTTGAAATGCAATCATTAAAGCTTGGGTATCCACATCACAGTCTTCCCAACGCTCTTTGCAGCCAGTAGGCCGGACTCCGACTTCTACACATGCCTCCCAAACCGCAAACAACATCGTGCGGTTGGGAGGCCATAGAATTTTCCTCGCTACTGAGCCCGACCAAGTAGAAAAGCCGCTCGCGCCTCTTCCAACTTGGATTCGTCAAGTGAATTAGCCTGCATCACACAAGTGATGACACGACCAATTTCAATCGCAGACAACCCTGCCTCTTCAAAATCTGTACGCCAGTTCTTCCAAGTGCCGGGGTCATCTTCGACTACCGATCCCCATTCAATGTCACTCGCTTCGAGGGCCTTGATGACAATGTAAGCAAGCCGTTGCTCAGCGTGCTTATCCATAAGGGCCAGGTAGCCTTCGTCCTCTTCATCAGGGCGGAAGCCATCCTTTGTACGGATGCCAGGAGCCTTGGGCTCAGGACACAACTTTTCAAAGTCATCCATCGACTTTACGGCCTGGGCCGTTACCACAATGTCATGACCAAGCCGTGGCAGAACCAAGACTTCTTCCGACACACCACTGATCTCTCGACCACCGATCTTCATAATACTTCTCCTAGTTTAGGCGCTGAAAAAGATGGGCGGGGAGACTATCTCCCCGCCCCGTTGGTTAGCATTCAGGGTCGTCCGACCGGGTCACGGTCGCGTCTGTCACGTTACACTTGCCTGTCACCGCGATGGTGGCAGCAGAGTAATCATAGTCCAGACTTTCCCAACGGAAGTCCGTCAGCAAAACATCTTCATCCTCATCCGTACCACAGGGCACGCAATGCTTGGCGAGAATGTCGACACAATACGGGGTGCACTGGTCAGAGTCGCTGGAGATCCAGTCACTGGCCGCCCCAATTTGCTTGATAGCCTCTACGGGAGTGATATCTTCGCCGCTAGACGACTTGATATACTCGTAGACGAATTCAAGGTTTACTTCCACAGGCTGCTCGTCGCCTTCCTTGACAGTGTCAAGGTTGCCACGATCCAGCAGGTACTCATACTCTTTCTTCTCAGAATAAGTAAGATTACCTTCACCGAGCTTGACCGTCAGCCGCTGACCAAGAAACGTGATAACGTCGTCAGTCGCGGGGATCTGGTTAGCAGTGGCCAACGCAGGCGTGAACTCAAGGTTCGACGTCACGTTTGTCGTCTCGGTTGTGGCGGTGATGGTATAGATGGTCGTGCTATTGGCGGTGTTCACTGTGAACCGCCCACCTACGACGGCAACGCCTGTCGGGGTGTTTGTAGTAACGACCGTATTGACATTCATATCAGTGTCAGAATCAGCGGGGGAGGCTTCCTCAATGATAGCCGTCCCGCTAAACCCGTCCACTAGATATATAGTCACGTCGCGAAGTTCGACACGTGCCATTTTATGACTCCTATTGTAAAACTAAATGGACCAATCCATAATGTACTCGGCATCTACTTCCGACTGCCTTAACCTATCCGTGGTACTAATTTGTCCGAAGTGGAAGACTCGCACGTCACTGGCAGAGCCTGCTACACGCAGGCAACCAACCAGAGAGCCATCGTCGTCTACACCGTCTCCAAATTTGTAAACGGGCAACGTACCAAGCATAACACGTTGAAATCTCCCTGCCCAATCAACAATACTATAGCCGCCCGCGCCAGCGATGGCCATCTGTTGAGTGAGTAAGATATTTACCGTAACATCCACACGATAATCCCTTGGTCCTCTTTCACGTATGAAAGGGCCTGTGATTCGTAGTTCTGTTCGGCTAACCCTTACGATATCTTCAAAGCGTTCATCGACGCCTTCAACATAGTAAGGTAAAAGAAGCCCAGCCGAAACTGGTTCAAAATAGGCGGCAATAGATGAGAATGTCCACCGCGCAAGGTTTATCTCAGCGTCCGCCATCACACTTTCAACTCCATTTTATATAAGGCGTCGACCTCCGACTGCCTTAACCTATCCGTCGTACTAATTTGCCCGAAATGGAATATCTTCACGGATTCTGCTCCGTTCTCCACCACCAGGCAACCTAATAGATCGTTTCCAGAGCCCCATTTGTAAACTGGTAAAGGAGCCAGCATTGAATGCTGAAATCTGCCTGCCCAGTTGACCAAGTCGTAAGAGTTTGATTGCATCCCCATAAAACTGGTCAGCAATATATTTACCACCATTTGTATTTCATAGTAGCCATTGCTTTTCTCAGATATGAATGGGCCTGTGAAACGCATTTCTGCATGGTCGGCGTGAACTATTTCATCTGACCTTTCATCCAGCCCGTCAATGTAATAGGGCAGGCTTAGTCCATCAGCCACAGGCTTAAAGTATGTGGCCAAAGAGGTCACTAACCACCGTCCGAGTTGGTCAGGAAGTTGAGCCATTATACTGCTAGTTCCATTGTGTAAAGTCCGTCCACTTCAGACTGACGTATTCGATCGACCTTATCAATCTGGCCAAAGTAAAACGCCTTGACGCCACGCTTTGAGTCAGGGAGTAGGCAACCCAGAAGGCTACCATCATCAAAGGTACCGCTGCCTAACTTGTAGATAGGAATGCGTTCCATCATCTCTGCCTGGAACTTACCAGTCCAATCCACCAGCGAATACGTGTCTTCAAGCATCTTCATGTAGTTGGTCAGTAACACATTGATCTCTGTGCTGCTGTGGTATCTCCCATTCACTTCCTTGATGTTGGGCCCGGTCAGCCTCAATTCGACACTGTCGTTCCTTGAGACTTCGTCCCCACGCTCATCTACGCCCTCCACATGGTAAAGCAAAGGTATGCTTGATGCCACAGGTGCAAAATGAGCCGCTACGGATGAGAATATCCACCTGGCCACATTGTCCAATTCCGTGCCTAAGGAGACAGTGGTAATTGTCGGGCCTGTGGTGTCACCTACTGCCGAGGCCATAGCGTTCACTATGGTCGCGCCACCGACCACCGTGGTGGTGGGGTCCACAGTGTCACCTACCGCTGAGGCGGTGACTGAGATTAACAGGGCCCCACATATGACTGTTGGGTCTACCGAGCCGCCTACGGCGTCCACCTGGGCGGTCAAGATGGCCATGCTGGCCAGAAGGACTTCAGGGTCTATCGTATCTCCCACGGCCGAGACTGTGGACACCACTGTGACCGCACCTAGTAGCACTGCCGGGGCGTTTACGTCGCCTATGGCCGAGGCTATGCGTGTCAAGGTCAGTCCGCCCACTAACACGGTGGGATCTAAGGTGTTTCCGATGGCGTCCGCTTGCGTAGTGGTCAGTATCATACTGGCCAGGAGGACTTCGGGGTCTATCGTATCACCAATGGCTGATACTGTGGCTGAGACTGATATGTCACCACCAGCGTCGACTACAGGGTTGACTGTGTCACCTACCGCTGACACTGTCGCTGATAGGGCAAGACTGCCGAGTAAGGTCGTTGGACTTAAAGTGTCACCTACTGCCGATGCTGTGCCGGACGCTGTTAGAGAGCCATACAGGACGTCTGACGCAATGACGTCTCCGATGGCTTCTGCCAGGACTCCACTTATGATCAATCCGCCGCCTTCGACTACCGAAGGATCAAGCGTATCACCTATTGCCGAGACAGTCCTGGAGACAGTCAGGCTACCGTACAGAGTGGTCGGGGCCAGGGTGTCACCAATCGCGTCCGAATCCCCTGGGGTCAGCGTCAGGCTACCATACAGGGTGGTTGGGGCAATTATTCCACCAATAGCCGATGCTGGCGTTGTGGTAACAATCGTACCTACTATATTTGATTCTTCTGATCCTACGGCATAGAAAGTAGACGAGGTCTTCTCGTTAAGATAGGCGGTCTTAATTTGTACTTCGCTAAGAACAGAACTGTGAACAAAAGCATCGTCTAACTGACCATTATAAGGAAAAGCACCGGCACCGGCGGCCCCTATTCGTGGTTTATCAGTAGTGTTCTCCATAGCAACATAAGTGCCATCACTGGTCGACGACGTACTCAACTCTACACCGTCACGGTAAATCTTTAACCCAGTATCTAAACCTGACCCGTCATAAGTGAAGTCTAGTTTGTACCAAGTGCTTGCAGTGACTGCTGCTAAGGCCACACGCCCGATATAACCAAGTGTCGAATCATCTACACACCTAAAATATATGTCATCTTCGTAGTTTTGAGCATACCACTCCCCATGTGTCTTATCATCAGTCTTATTTATGATATATCGCGAGTCAGAAGTGACAAGATCTGTATTAAACCATATAGACACCGAGAAGGGCGTATCAACTAAACCATTTCCAAAAGACCATGCGTCAGTGTCATCACCATACAGGTAATCACCTGTGTCAAAATTTAACCCTTTGCCTACTTGACCATCTATTAGATCATCTGCTGTCAGATTCCAAACTTGCAGGTCGACTCCACTGGAAGTGATACGGTCAATTTGCTGAGGCACAGAGTCTGTCGGGTCTCCATTCAACGCAAGGTGAGATACAGCATCTGAACCGTACGCGTTCTCAGTGCTGAGATCAGAAGA